CGATCTGCCTGCAGGCGTGGCGCGACGGCCAGAAGCTGCTGCGGACATCGAAGCAGGACGACGACACCGAAGTGCCCGATCCCGACGACGGCGAAACCGAGAACGATTTCATGGATCGCTGCGTCGACCAGATGATGAGCGGGGACGATGGCCTCGACGAGGACGACGCGCTCGATGCCTGCCAGATGTCCTGGGACGACCGCAGCCCGCACAACAGCGCGCTCGTGCACAAGACCAATGCCGGCGAAGTGCACGGCATGGAATTCTGCCTGTCCGACGAGACGGTCGACCGCATGGGCGACACGATCAGCTCCAAAGGCTGGGAGCTGGATAACTTCAAAAAGAACCCGATAGCCTTGTTCAACCATCGCAGCGATTTTCCTATCGGCAAGTGGAACAGCATCGCCGTCAAGTCCGGCCAGTTGCGCGCCCATCTTGAGCTGGCGCCGGCCGGCACGTCCGAACGCATCGACGAAATCCGCAGGCTGATCGACGCCGGCATTCTGCGCGCCACATCGGTCGGCTTCCGGGCTCTCGAAACGCAACCGCGCAAGAGCGCCGAGGGCGCCTATATCGGCGAGAATTTCTTGCGCCAAGAACTGATCGAAACTTCGCTGGTCAGCGTGCCGGCCAACCCGAACGCACTGAGCATCGCGAAGTCAATGAGCATTTCCGCAGGCACCCTCGATCTGGTCTTTGCCGAGCCCGGCACTGATGGGACCAGATCGCGGCGCGCGCTGCGGCCCAACCGGCGAGCCCGCCGTTCATCCTCGAATGGAAAGTCACACACCATGTCGCTGTCACAGCGAATCAAGGATCAGCAGGCCCACGTGTTGGGTTTGCGCGACAAGCTGGAAAACCACCTCAAGGACATCGACGATACCGATGTCACCGATGCCCAGATCGCCGTCACCCGGGAGCTGAACGAGCAGATCAAACGCGGCGACGAGTCGCTGCAGGCGTTGCAGGACGCCGAGAAGCAGCTCGTCATGCGCAGCGGCAACGAAGACGATCACAACAACAACAACAATAACAACAACAATCAGCAGCGCAGCGTCGGGATCGTCGCCCGCCGCGATATGGACGGCAACATCAACGTCCGGCATCTGTTCGGTCTGCCGGCGCCGAAGAAGGTGCGGCCGCACGAGCACGTCATTCGCGGCGCGGTCTGCCTTCACTTCGCGCATCGGTATCGCAAGTCGTTGCAGGAAGCGCGGGCCGCGATCTATCCGAATGACGAGGCCACCAAGCTTTATATCGACTATGTCGAGCGAACCGCGAGCGCCCCGGCGATGACCACGGTCACCGGCTGGGCGCAGGAGCTGTCGCAAACCATCTACGCCGACTGGATGGCGTTGTTGATGCCGAACTCGGTCTTTCCGCGTTTGGCCGCCATGGGGCTCGGGCTCTCGTTCGGGCGCGCCGGCCGCATCATCATCCCGACCCGCTCGCGCACGCCGACCATTGCCGGCTCGTTCGTCGGTGAAGGTCAGCCGATCCCGGTCCGTCAGGGGCAGTTCACGTCGCAGACCCTGACCCCGAAGAAGATGGCCGTCATCACGGTCTGGACCCGTGAGATTGATGAACATTCGATTCCTGCAATCGAAGGCTTGCTGCGGCAAGCCGTGCAGGAAGACACGGCCGTCAGTCTAGACTCGGTGCTGCTCGACAGCAACCCGGCGACCGCCGTGCGGCCGGCCGGCTTGTTCAACGGCATCACCCCGCTCACCCCCACGGCCGGCGGCGGCTTCGCGGCCCTGGTCGGCGATCTGAAGCTGATCACCGCCAGCATCCTGACGCAGACGCAAGGCCATATCCGCTCGCCGGCATGGCTGATGAACCCGATCCAGATCAACAGCATCAAGCTGACGCCCAACCAGATCGGCGAATTCCCGTTCAAGGCGGAAATCTCGGCCGGCGAGCTGCTCGACTTCCCGGTCATCGACAGCGGCACGGTGCCGGTCGGGACGGTCGGCATGGTCGACGCCGCCGACTTCGTGTCGGCCGGCGCCGAGGCCCCCAGGTTCGAAATTTCGGATCAGGCGACCTTGCATATGGAAGACACGACTCCGCTGCCGATTGTTGATGGCGGAACGCCGGCCGCGCCGGTGCGTTCGCTGTGGCAGACCGACTCGCTCGGCCTGCGGCTGATCATGCCGATGAATTGGGCGATGCGTCGCCCCATCGCGGCGGTGATGCCCGGCGTGACGTGGTGATTTCGCCGACAACAGGGAGAAGCGGCGATGGGCAGCAAGGACAGCGTGGCGCCGTATGCGGTGACCTATCAACCGACGCCGACGCAAGCCGAGAACGATCAGACGGCAACGACCGGCAACCCGCCGGTCAAGCAATACGACGGCAGCCCGATTGATCCGCACTCGTACAATCCGGCCGTGCCGTCGCCGCCCGGCGCGCCCGTCATCACGACGATCTCGCCCACGACCGGCGCGTTGCCGGCCGCGCCCATTGCCCTGACGGTTCACGGCAGCGGCTTCACCGCTGCCGCGAAAGTCATCTTCAACCAAAACGCCGTGGCGACGACGTTCGCGTCATCGAGCCAGCTCACGTGCTCGATCACGGCCGCCGCGCCCGGCAGCTATCCGGTCGAGGTTCACGACCATGGTGGCTACAGCAACGCGGTGAACTTCAGCTTCACCGCATCGACCCAAATGTCGAACGAGAGTCCAGCGCCGCGATCTTCGCGGCATCAACGGAGTGAGACGAAATGAGCACCACCAGCCCGCATACCACCCATCAACCGACCACCGACAAGCCCGCGCCCCTTACCCAATCGGCCACCCACACCACGGGCGACAAGAACACCACCGCCAACGCGGCGACGGCCACGGCCGAAGCACAGCTCGCGAAAAGCAACGAGCAAAGGCAGGACATTCTTGCCCAACAAGTGGAACGCGAGAAATGGATGCCGACGCCGACGCAGGACGAGAATGATCGGGCGGCGATGGGCGAGGCAGTCCTCGAAAAGAAGCCGGACGGCAGCCCGGTCGAGCTGACCGCCGAACAGCAGGCGGAAGCGCAGAAGAAGCACCGGCAGCAGCAGAGCGAGTCGACCCGCCACATGGAAGCCAGGAAGCCGGAAGGCGCCAGCTACCAGACGCGCAGCGCAGCGCGGACCGAATAGTTGGAGCCATCGGCAAAGCGAAATGACTCCTCGTGGCCTGCTGGCCGCCGCCGTCCGACCCTTGGCCGCGCTCGTGCGCGCGGTCGAGGGCGCCTATCGGCCGGGGCCTTACTATCTGCCGGTTTCAGGCGGCTGGCTGCCGGCCGACGTCGGCAGATATCTCAACTTCTGGCAGCTTGGGCACCGGCCGGAAGGCGCCGAGTCGAATTCCGCCATCGTCGAGGCGTGTATCTCAGCCTATGCCCAAACCATCGCGATGTGCCCCGGCGATCACTGGCGGCGCAACGTGCGCGGCGGTCGCACCAGGGTGACCAACTCGGCGCTGTCGCGCCTGCTGCGCAAGCCGAACGGCTATCAATCAAGCTCCGATTTCCTGTTGATGCTGGTGCGCTGGCTCTACCTCGAAGGCAATGCCTACGCGGTGGCGATCCGCAACAACCGCTTCGAAGTCGCCGAGCTGCATCTGTTCAATTCGCGCATGTCGCGCCCGCAAGTGATCTACGACGGCAACAACGAAGATGCGCAGGCGAGCATCTTCTATCGGCTGGCCGGCAATCAGGCCATCAACCCGATCATGGGTCAGCAGATCATCGTGCCGCAGCGCGATGTCCTGCATATCCGGCTCAACCCGAATCCGGCGCGAAATCCCTATCCGCTGATCGGCGAGCCGCCGCTCTTGGCCGCCATCGACGATCTGGCAATCTATCAGACGATCATGTCGCAGCAGCTCGGCTTCTACGGCAACCAAGCACGCCCGTCCGCCGTGCTCTCGACCGATCTCGTGCTCGACAAGGATCAGGTTCAGGCGCTGCGCGACCGCTGGGACGAGCAAAGCTCGGGCATCGGCATCGGCAAGACGCCGATCCTGACCGCCGGCCTCAAGGTGCTGCCGTGGGGCATGGCGGCCAGGGATGCGCAGCTCGCCGAGCTTTTGAAAATGTCGAAGGAGAACATCGCGCTCGCCTATCGGGTGCCGCTGCAAGTGCTGGGCCTGGGCGAGAGCGCGATCCGCTCGACCGAGGTTCTCATGGGGAGCTGGATCGCGACCGGCCTGGGCTTCGCGCTCAATCACATCGAGGAAGCCATCGGCTGCTTTTTCGAGCTGAAGGGCCAGCCCGACGAATATTGCGAGTTCTCGACCGCGCCGCTGCTGCGGTCGGCGCTGAAAGACCGCATCGACGCGCTCGCGCGCGGTGTTCAGGGCGGCATCTACGCACCGAACGAGGCGCGGCAGAGCGAAGATTTGGACCGCGTTCCATTTGGCGATGAGCCGCGCGTTCAGCAGCAAGTGGTCCCATTGTCGGCAGCGGCACAGATACCCGCCGCGCCGGGGCCGGGCTCGCCGGCCGCGCCGCCACCGGCGCCGAAGCCCGAACCAAAACTGCCCGCCGCAACCAAGAGCGACCAAGATGCAATCCAACGGGAAGTCCGAAATCTCTTTAAGACCGCCAACCGAATCGGACGAGGCCGGCGACTATCTTCTTGAGGCGTGGCGCGAGGCGCTGGCCCAGGTGCTCGACACCGAGCGCCGCCATTGGGAGCGCCATTGCGCGCTGATGGAAGCGCAGTCGGCGGCGATCATCGCCAACTTGCGGGCCGAGGTCGCGACCGTGCGCGCCGACATGCGCGAGATGGTAACGCAGTATCTGGCGCAGCTCCCCAAGGCGGTCGACGGTGCGGCAGGGCCGGTTGGCCCGCCAGGGCCGCCAGGGGCGCCAGGAGAGGCCGGGGCTGCCGGTGAGCCCGGCCCGGCCGGCGAGCGCGGCCTCGACGGCGCGCCGGGCGCCGTAGGGCCGGCTGGCGAGCGTGGAGTCCAAGGCCCGGCCGGCGCCGCCGGCCCGGCGGGCGAGCGCGGCCTTGCCGGCGATCCCGGTCCCGCTGGCGAGCGTGGCCTCGACGGCGCCGCCGGCCCGGCGGGCGAGCGCGGGCTGACCGGCGAACCCGGCGAGCGCGGTGCCCAGGGCGAGCGCGGTGCCCAGGGCGAGCGCGGCCTCGACGGCGAAGCCGGATCACGCGGCGAGCGTGGCGAAAAAGGTGAGCAAGGTTTGGCTGGCCTTTTGGGCGAGCGTGGCCCGACCGGCGAGCGCGGCGAGCGTGGGCTCACGGGCGAGATCGGCGAGCGCGGCGAAACCGGTGCGCAGGGCGAACGCGGCCTCACGGGCGAACGCGGGCCAGTCGGCGAGCGCGGCATCCAAGGCGAGCGCGGGCTGACCGGCGAGCGCGGCATGATCGGCGAGCGTGGGCTGACCGGCGAGCGCGGCGAGCGCGGGCAGGACGGCGCCGCCGGCGAGCGCGGTGCCCAAGGCGAGCGCGGCGCAGCCGGCGAGATCGGGCGGCTGAAAACCGCCGAGCCGTTTGTTGATGGCGAAGTGCATTACGACGGCGACGTGGTCACGCACATGGGCGGCACCTATCAGGCGCTGCGCGATACCAGCCGTGCGCCGCCGCACAAGGATTGGGTCTGCCTCGCGACAGCGGGACGCAACGGCGTCGATGGCCGCTCGATGAGGGTGCGCGGCACCTACAAGGCCGACGAGTCCTATCAAGCGCTCGACGTGGTGGCGAAAGACGGCTCGTCGTTCATCGCCCGCCATGACGATCCCGGCGCGTGTCCCGGCGACGGTTGGCAGGCGCAATCGCTCCCCGGCAAGCGCGGCATGCCCGGCGAGCGCGGCGCGCAAGGCGAGCGTGGCCCCGCCGGTGCGCCTGCGCCCGGCATCGTCGGCTGGGAAATCGAGAATTTCGCGGTCTGCGCCGTGCTGGACGATAAGACGCGCAGCCAGCCGCTCGATCTGCGCGCCTTGTTCGATCAATTCCTGCTGGAACGGGTTACGGGGTTGCGCGATGGCTGACCGCGTCGTCAAGGTTCTCACGCCAGCCGAAACCTACGATCTGCTCTCGCTTGAAGAGATCAAGATCGCGATGAGCATCGAGCCGAGCGACACCACGCAGGACGAAGTCCTGGCGCAGTTGATCACCCGGTTCAGCGACGTGGTCGCGACGACCTGCAATCGCGTGTTCGCCTACGAGGAAGTGTCGGAAATCTGGCGCTGCACCAACACCGACTACACCAACGGGATGAAGCGGCTGTTCGTCACGCACTATCCCATCGATCCCGATGCAGAGATGGCGCTGGAAACCCCGAGCGGTACGCCGCTCGATCCGGCGAATTACGTCATCGAGGAAAAATCCGGCAAGGTCGAGCTGCTGACGACCTGGGCCGAGCCGATCACGTTTCGATATTGGGGCGGCTATCGCTTGCCCGAGGAATGCCCGCCGGCCTTGAAGCAGGCGGCCGAGCTGATGATCCGCGAGGGCCAGGCCCTGGCGCAGCGCATGCTCAACAGCGGCATCCGCTCGATCAGCCACCGCGAGTCGCGCGTGATGTTCTTCGACCCGCTGGCGCTGCTGACCAAAACGCAGGGCTTCGGCTACGCCACCACGGCGGCCAACGCGCTGCTCATGCATTACGTGCGGCTGGAAGTCTGAACGATGTTTGAAGTCAAGCTCACCGGCTACAACGAGCTGATGACGAAGTTCGAAATGTTGGACGCGCAGATCAGGACGCTCTACTCGGCGATCCCCGACGAGATGCGGCACTGGCAGACCGAGGACGTGCATCGCAAGTTCCCGAGCCAGAAGAAACACACGTTCCGCAACCGGCTTCGGGTCGTGACCAAATTCCATCCGCACTCGGTCTATGAAACGCGCAAGTCGGCGGAAGCGCGGCAGCGGCGGAAGCGACGCAAGCACAGCATGCCGGTGCGGCCACGGTCGACGCGACCGATCCTGCGCCCGGCTCTTATCGAGCGACTGCACGAGCGCATGGTCAAGCTGGTCAGCGAGGCGATGAAATGGCCGTGAACCTCGACGTGCTCCTGCAGATTCCGATCTTCGACTTCTGGTCGGTGCCGGTGACGTTCCATCCGGTCGCGTCGCAGCCGGGCGTGGGTTCCTATGCGGGGCGCGGCATTCTCACCCGCTACATTCTCGACGTCGCCGCCGAGGATGGTTCGTTCTACGCCGATCAGCGCGACATCCTCGACATTCGCGAAAGCGAGTTCCGCGTGATGCCGGTGCAATTTGATCGGATCACCATTCCGAAGGACTGCAACGGCGTGCCGAAGGGCGAATGGGAGGTCACCAAGGCGACCAGCAACGGCGGCGGCGAGACGACGCTGGAAATCCGCAAGTTCACGCCGGCATTGCCATGAACGGTCCTTCCGGCATCACGGCAACGCAGAGTTTCGGCTGGGTCATCCGCGACATGTTCTTCGACAAGCTGCTGACCGCGCCGTTCTTCGCCGGCTTCACCGCGCGCAAGAGCAACCAACTGCCGATCAATTCGAATCATTTGCCGTATCTCGGCATCTTCATCGTCAACGAGGACATGTCGCCGGAAGGCGACCCGAACGCCGGTGACATCCGCTTCATCCATAATCTGAAGCTCGGGTTCTCCGTCATCGTCGTCAACAACGATCCGGTCGCGTGCGAGACGAAGCTCGATCAGGCGTTCTGGACGATCATGAACACGCTGTGGCGCGACCCCTATCTGACCAACATGATCTGGACGACGCCCTATACGGGCATCGGCGGCACGCCGGACAACACGCGCATCGAAGGCGTGGCGCGCGGATCGCGGCGGAACATCTTTGGTGCCGGCGGCCACAACAACGAAACGCCCATCGGCGAGATGCAGTACGAGGCGACGGTGATCTTCCGCGCCGAGTACCCGCCGGTCATCACCGACGATCTGCTGCAAATCGGCGTGCGCACGGGCGTCAAGGCAGGCGACACGCAGGCGGAGATGGATGCGCGTCCGCAGACCGGCGCCGAATACGTGCTCGACGCGGCCAACCTCAAACGAAAGGAACGACCATGAGCGAAGCCAAGACTCCGACCAATCCCCGCACCGCCTTGCGCGAGGCCCGCCAGCAGCGCGTCCGCGTCATCGCGGGCGGCGTGGCGCCGATCAGGGTGTTCGCCGCCAACGAGGACATGCTGCGCGTGCTGCGCCACCCCAGGGGCATGCGTTTCCGCGCGGCGCTCGATCAGGCGGTCGAGTGGCCGAACGACAGCTTCACGGCGCGACGCATCGCCGATGGATCGGTGCGCACCGATGGCCCCGCCAGCAGCAGCGGAGAGGCGAAGGCCCCCGACGAGAAGCTCAACGCGCGGCAGCGGTCGGCGGCCCGCAAGGCCAAGGACACCGCCAAGGACACCGCCAAGGACAAGGACACCGGCAACAAAGAGAGCGGTCACGAGAACCATCACAACAAGCACAGGCCGCACCATCAGTCGCATCAGCCGCAGCCGGCTGACTGATCCCGCCAAAGTTCAGACAAACCTCGCCCAACATTCAGGAGGCTCGCAATGCCCATCAGTTTTGCCAACATTCCCGTCAATTGGAGATTGCCTCTGTACTGGGTCGAGGTTGACCCGTCGAAGGCAGGACTCTGGACGCTCAATCAGCCGGCGCTGCTCGTCGGCATCATGACCAGCGACGGCGTGGCGCTGCCCGATGTCGCCATCCCGATTGGATCGCAGGCGCAGGCCGACAAGCAATTCGGCCAGGGCTCGCATCTCGCCAACATGTTCGCCGCGTTCTTCAAGAACAATTTCGCCAACGAAGTGTGGGGGCTGCCGGTCGCCGAGCCGACCACCGGCGGCACCGCCGCCACTGGCACCATCACGGCGACGCTCGCCCCGACCCACGAAGCCGGCACCATCAACCTCTATATCGGCGGCCATCTCGTGCAAGTGAACATCGGCGCGTCGGACGTCGTCGCCGACATCCACACGGCGATTGCTGCCGCGATCAACGAAAACTTCGATCTGCCGGTGAGCGCGGTCGGCGCCGCGACCGAAGTGACGCTGACGTGCAATTGGAAGGGCACCAGCGGCAACGACATCGACATGCGCGACAGCTATTACGGCCGCATGGGCGGCGAGGAACTGCCGACCGGCGTGACCATGGACTACGGGACGTCGGGCATGCTGTCGGGCGGCGTCGGCACGCCGATCTTCACCAATGCGATTGCGAGTCTCGGCGAGAAGAATTTCGAGTATGTGGCGATGCCGTTCACCGACTCGACGTCGCTGCTGGCTTGGGAAACCGAATTCGGCTTCAGCGACTCCGGCCGCTGGGGCTGGATGCGGCAACTGTTCGGCCACATCTTCTCGGCCCGTCGCGACGACTATGCGGCCATGATCCTGTTCGGCGAATCCCGCAACAGCGGGGTCACCTCGATCATGGGCGTCGATCTGGCAAGCCCGTCGCCGGTCTACGAGTGGGCCGCCGCCTACACCGCCAAGGCGCAGCGCGCCCTGATGAATGATCCGGCGCGCCCGCTGCAGACGCTTGAGCTGACCGGCATCCTGCCGGCGCCGCTGCACCAACGCTTCTCGCTCGGAGAATTGAACGCGCTGGCCGGTTACGGCATCGCGACGCAGATGACCGACGCCAACGAAGTGCCGATGATCCTTCGGGAAACCACCACCTACCAGCTCAATCTCTACGGCCAGAGCGACGACGCTTACGAGCTGGTCACGACGCTCGCCACCTTGGCGCGGCTGCTGCGCAATCAGAAGCAGGCCATCACGTCGGCGTTCCCCCGCCACAAGCTCGCCGACGACGGCACTCGCTTCGGCCCCGGTCAGGCCATCGTCACGCCGAGCCTGATCAAGGCCGAGCTGGTCGCCGAGTATCGCGTCGACATGTTCAACGGGCTGGTCGAGAACATCGAAGCCTTCAAGGCCAATCTCGTGGTCGAGCGCGACAGCAACAATCCGAACCGCGTCAACGTGCTCTATCCGCCCGATCTGATCAATCAGCTCCGCGTGTTCGCGGTGCTGGCGCAATTCCGCCTGCAATATGATCGTGGCCTCGACGAGGTCACCGGCACGCTGCTCGCGGCCAGCGGGGCGTAAAAGCCCCGTTTCCTTCCAAACAAACAAACCCAGGAGTAGTCCACCATGGCACAGAAGTTCGCGGGTATCGCGTTTCTGCAAATCGACCATGTTCAATACGCCCTGCGCGGCAACTTCACCGTGTCGCCGTCCCCGGTCGAGCGCACGATGATCGCCGGCCAGGACGGCGTTCACGGCTATCAGGAGCTGCCGCGCGTGCCCTTCATCGAAGGCGATCTGTCGGCGGTGGCGGGGCTTTCGCTGGCGACGCTCGACAGTCTGACCGACGTGACCGTGACCGCGCAGCTCGCCAACGGCGCCGTCTACACGCTGGTCGGCGCGACGTGCAAGGCGGGCCTGGAAGAGAACACCCGCGACGGTCAGGTTCGGGTGCGCTTCGAAGGACTCTGGTGCGAGGAAATTCTCAGCAACACGCCGCCCTTCATCACGGAGCAGAGCAACAAGCAACTCGGTCTAGGCGCGTGACATGAACAAACCGACCAAGCGCGAAGGGTTCGTCACCGACGAGCCCGCACAGCAGCCAGAGCAGCAGCCGGCGCTGGCGGCCCCCGAGCCGCCCGCCGAGCCGCCGGCCGAGCAATGGCCGGTCAAGGTCAAGCTGATCCACAAGCCGGTGCGCAACACCAAGGGCGAGATGGTGCACGAGCTGTCGTTCCGCGAGCCGACCGGCGGCGACATCAACCGCTGCGGCAACCCCTGCCACGTCGATCAGTATGGCGAGGTGGTCATCATCGAGCGCAAGATGACGGTGATGATGGCGAACTTGTCCGGCATCCTGCAGCCCTTCATCGAGATGATGGACCCGCGCGACTGGAACTCGTGCGCGTATCGGCTACGAAGTTTTTTTCTGCCGGACCCGGCAGCTTGGTAGGGAACGCGGAGGTTCTCGACTGCTACCGTCTGGCACGCTTCTACCACGTCTCGCCGACAATCTTTCTCGACATGGGCCTGACCGAAGTCCGCACGCATCTTGAGCGCAGCATCGACCTTGCGAACATCATAAACCGAGAGAACGCGCGCGATGGCTGAGTTTGAGGAACTCCGTCTGACCGTCAACCTCGTCGACAACGCGTCGGCGGGGATCGCCAATATCAGGAAAGAACTGGCGCAACTCAGCCAGTCGGCCGGCGAGGTCAACCAGCATCTCAGCAACGCCGCGAAGGCGACGCAGGAGATCGGCAAGTCGCAGCAGCACATTCGCAGCGCCAATCAGGAGATGCGGGAGTTCAAGCGGTCGGCCGAGGAAACCGCACGCGGCCTGTTGCAGATGGGGCTCGCCGCAAGGGGCGGCATCGAGAGACTGCCGGAACTGGCCCTTGGGTTGCGGGAAGCAACCCAGGGATTCAAGGGCGTCACCGCTTCGATGCAGGCGCTTCCGGCTGCCGCGCAGGCCGCGATCAGCGCTATCGCGCCCATCGCCATCGGCGTCACCGCGCTCGGCGCCGCCTTCGCCGCCTACAGCATTTCGGTGTTCAAATTCTCGCGCGAGGTGTTCGCGCTCGGGCAAACCGCGCGTTCTATCGGATTGACGTTCGGGCAACTGAAGGAAGCGACCGAGCAAGGCGAACGATTCGGCGTCTCGGCCGAAACCGTCATTCGCGGCCTGCAGGGGATACAGGAGGCGCAAACCAATCTGCAGCAGAACAATTCGACCCTGCGCAAGCAGATGCTGCAACAGGGCCTCGACCCGAACTGGATCAATCAATTCGCGCGGGCCGAGCCGAGCGTGCAAGCGCCGAACATGGCGCGCCAGCAGGCCATCGAAATCATGACGGCGCGGCTCGGCGAAGGCTACACGACGAACGCGGCACGCGGCATCGCCAACCAGTTTTTGCGGCAGCTCGGACAAGACCCCGGCCTGATGGATCGCCCGCCGGCGAAGGAGATGAGCGCGGAAGAGAAACAAAGGTGGGACCGCGTCGACAAGCAGAGCAAAGAGATTCAAAAAGTCTGGTCTGAAATCTACGAGACGATCCAAAAGATCACGGCCGAATTTCACGGGATGGGCCTGCCGCTGGTCGCGGCCGAGCTGCGGCTGATCAAGCCAATGTTTGATGCGATCTATTGGGTTGTGCACGGCGTCTCGACCGCAATTAAAGCGATTGGTCGCGCGCTCGCCAAGCTTGAGCCGCCGGGCTGGATGAAGCGGATGGCGGCAGCCATCGGGACGGGCGCCCTCAACGCGTT